GCGTCTGTGTGGCGCGATTGGCCTCACCGCCCGGAGATGTGCATCACGCACTACCGCGACTGGACGGCGTTTGAGCAACACCGGCCCCAGCTTATCCCGTTCGTCGGCGGCGTCATCCTGATCGGTGACGTGGTTTCTCCCCAAGTCTCTGCCGTCGTCATTCGCGGCTGCCGGGACGGCTATCAGGAAGGTATGGGCAAGACGCCTGAGGAAGCTTGGGAAGCCAGCCGGGGCGCACCGGAGTGGTGGTTGACCTTCCTCGAACCGGCTGATGCCATCATGCTCGCCGACAAGCTGAACACACTGGCTGCCAAGATGTTGGCTGCCCGAGAAGAGAGTGAATAATGGGAACCCTGATTACCAACCTCCCCGCCCAACACGTCTACGTCCGCAAGGAGTATCTGCGAAACCTCCAAGACGGCCATGGCGAGTTCGTCAAAGGCGTGTGGGTGACTGCCAAGAGCATCGCCGGCCGGGCGCTCTACTTCGAGACCTATCTTCCCGAGTATGGGGCCATGTTCGACAAGCTGCCTATCAGCGCCTTCGTGTCCTCCCCTGAGACGCCGACGCCTGATCTTCCCCTGACTGATCTGCAATACTGGAACTGCATGGACTACGGGATCGTCGCTGTGGTCAAGCAGTTCACCGCCAGTATGGCGTTCGAAGCCCGGCTGCGATCGGGTGGGAACATGCGGGGGACCTATGTCTGCACGCTGGACAACTATCACTGCGATCCTGACGCGGTGGACTACAGCACCAGCGAGACGCCGAGCGAACACAAGTCGATGAACATCGTGGAACTGGAGAACGGTCAGTTCTGTGCCTATCCCAACGACCGGCTCCGCATCTTCGATACGTCATTGACGCCCAAGCTCCCGAAGACGCCTGACTTCCTGTGCAGCACCCACTTCTTCACCGTCGAAAATGGCGACGATCGATATGGAGACAGTGACAAGTTCGATTACGAGGAGGAAACAAGTGACTGAAACAACTGACAAAATCAAAGAGTTGAGGGATGCCGTCAATAGTATTCCGTGGGGCCCTGTCGTTGTGGATGTCGCGTTGTTGGCTGATATTCTAGCAACCTCCGATGGTCTCCGTGAAGCTCTTGAAGCTGCTCGTGATCACCTCGAATTTTGCGGCTATGGTGACGCCTACGAGCGCGAATGCGCTGAGGCCCAAGGACTTTCAAACCAGATCGACCGGGCTCTTGAGCCGCCGAAATAGTGTTTGACGAACCGGAAGATTTGTCCTAATCGATTCACATCAACAACGAATCAGGAGACAAGATATGCCCGGCACCGGAATTGACGAACCACTGACTTTCGACCTTTCGGCAATGAGCCGGAGCGAACTGGAAGCTGAGATTGTGCATCAGGCCAATCTCATCGAGCGGTTCCGCAGCCAGATCGGTGGTGTCGTTCTCGGTCTCGAAGAAGAAGGCGATCGGACCTACTTCGGTAGCAGCAACGATGCGGACTGGCTCCGCGAGATCGAGCAGGAAATGCTCGCCAGCCTGAACGAACTGGACATGCCGTGGATGCATGGTGGCGACCTTTACGCGGTCCTCAAGGCTCTGAAACAGGAGAACGAGGCATCTTCGATCAATGAAGATCGACTCGCGCAGGAGCTTTTCGTAGCCTTGCAAGAAGTTGGGACTTTTCTGGGTCTCTTGGAAAAGGTCGATAAGCTACTGGACAACCTGTGGGAAGCTGTTCCGTGGGGTCAGACCTATGGCCTCGACATCATGGCTTTGAACGAAGTGCCGAGCGCGGTGAAGCGCGCTCTCACCAGCCGCAAGGTGGTGCTTATGCAGGAGACCCCTGATGAACCAGCTTAGGTTCCCCAACCAACCACACCCCTTTGCCGGCCGAGCCGTCGAAGAGGCGCGCTACGACGAAGTGCCCTTCATGCGTCAGGTCCGCCTCCGCCGCCGCTTCCGTATGGGACGCTCGTGGGCAGGTTGGTTCGCGAACGCTGCCATCCGCAAAGCAATCATCAAACGGAGGACCGCGACATGACCGAACCATCGATAAGCCTTGCCCGAATCGAAGCCGCTGAGAAAGAGATGATCAGCATCCGGACCGAATTAGCGGCCCTTGGACGCGAACTCTACTTCATGCGTGAAGGGAAAGCACTGTCGTCGGATTATCGTTTCGACGGTTACGAGCAGGACACCTTCTGTGGAACCAACTATTCCGGCCAAGAAGGCCCCGATTGGGGAATCGGAACCCCGATCCTTTCACTACGCTTCTTCTGGTCTTGGAATGGTGGTGGTGAATATGAATATATTACGCTCCCAATCAACTACCTCGGATGTGACTGGCGCGACGACGAACGTGCCCGGCTCGCCGAAGAAGCTCGGAAGACCGGGGAAGCAGCCGATCGGGAGAAACAGTTGAAGAAGGAACAGCGGGAAGCCAATGAGTTGGCGACTTACGAGCGGTTGCGTGAGAAGTTTGAGGGGAACAAGACATGAGCGATACTGCCCCGCATGGCTGGACCTACATGGGACCGGACGGTCAATGGTATTGGTCCCTTACCCAAGACCCTCACGAATCGGTCACCGAACAACGCCCTGCAACGCCGGCCGAATACGACCTTGGCTTCCAAACCCGCAACGCCCGAGAGGATGCCAAGAAGCTGCAAGACCTGTTGGACATCGAGCGCTACAAGGTCGCGATCGGTGTTAATCTGATCCTCAAGGCGGTTCAGTCGCGTATGTGGCTGTCAGAGCCGGGCCGGGGTTCGTTCGTCTGGGACGATGAAACCTACCAAGCAGAGTTTGGTGCGGCGATCGATGAGATCACCACCGCTCTCAAGCCCCTTCAAACGATTGCTCGCGACTGGTCTCACTGCCCGACTGATCCTCTGCGTGTAGCTGCAAACCGCGCAGCGGCCATCGCAATGATGAAGGAATTTGAAGGATGACCATCACGCCCAACCAGCTACGCTCATGGCGGCGACGCGCCGAGACTATCAAGCGCAGCGCTGAGCGACTGATGGACGAGATGATGGAAGCTGAGGAGCAGCTACATACACCAGCTAACCAGATGCTGTTGAGCGACTGGGCGGACAACATCTCCTCAGATGCCGACAGCCTCATCGACGGTCTGCGGTTGATCCAGCCGAAATCAGTTAAAATGCCGCTTGCCTAACCGGAAGAAACGTCCTATCCGATTCGCACAGTAACAGGGGAGACACACCATGACGACGACACAAGAGAAAATCTACATCCCGCATGGGATGGTTCTTGTCCCGATCACCATGCTTGAGAACATCCGGGCCCAACTGGAGCCCGACCGTTTGATCGAGCAAGGTCGCGCCATGAAGGGCGAAATCCAGCGTTGCCCCGTTCGCCAGATGTGCCGATCGCTGGACGAAATGATCCCGAACACCGGAGAAGGTGAATGAGCGAAGTCAAGATCAAGATCGACCTCCGCGATCTCACCCAAGCCCACTTCGACGAATGCGCCCCCGTGCTGGGCCATTCCCACAACACCGCACCGTGCATCATCGGCACGCTGATGACACCGGACGAACGCAACTACCGGCCCTTTGCCTCAGTCCTCACTCTCAAGTCAGACGGTATTCTGGAAATTCCGGAAGACCAGATCAGCGACGCGTTGGATTTGCAGCGGGCGTTCGACCAGAGCCGCTGGGATGATCTCGTCAGGATCGCCGGTAAATACATGAACAAGGAAGCCGCATGATGAAGAAGTTGACTGCCTTCGCTGCTTTGGCTGCCCTCGCTACCGGTTGCACCGCGCCTCGCGATGAGGTGGAGCGGGTTCTGACCGATCAGGGTTACACCGAGATCGTCGTCGGAGGACATGATATGTTTGGCTGCGGCCGGGATGACACCACCGCCAATAAGTTCACCGCCAAAGGACCGACCGGGCGCTCCGTCAAGGGCGTCGTATGCGGGACGTGGGTGGGGTGGGGCAAGGGCTATACGGTGAGGACCTACTGACATGCTGCCCATCAAGATCGACCTGAACGACCTCACCCCGGCACATCTCGAAGCCTGTAAGCCGCATATGGGCTCGTGTGAATATAATTCGCCGTGCGTCATCGGCACGCTGATGGAACCGAAGCAGCGCGAATGGCTGGCTGCCGAGGTGCCGATGATGCCGCTCGATGAGGTGGGACCTTTGGTCCACCGAGGCTTGATCAGCATCCCCGAAGAGCAGTTGAAGGACGCGGAATTTTTGCAAGCAGCGTTCGACACCGACAACTGGGATGGTGTTCTCCAGATCGCTGCCAAGTATATGAGGCCGTCCGAATGAACGACGAGATCACCCACCGGCGGGCTGCTGCGATCGCCTTCGCTTTCGAAGATAACCTTCCGGGCTTCGAGAATGGACTGGCGCGTGCTGTTGCTGATTCCGACCGGGCTGCTGGTTACGTTCTGGTCAAGCGCCATGGGCTCGAACTCTTTCAAGAGGAAATCGAGCGGGCCGACCGCGATGGTGATCTTCTTGATCTACCGCGCCTCAAGGGAATCGGAATGGCTATCAAGTCCTTCCTCGCTGAAATCGATAACCCTCAAAAGGAGTTCAAACTATGAATCTGATGGCCGACCTCATGACCAGTGGCGAACCCGGCACTGTGACCGCCAACGATCTCACCCCCGAACCGCCCCGCGCCGCCTATCAGGAGATCGGCTCGTGGTGCATCTGGACCAAGTTCGGCCGCCGGCCCCAGTTCTACCATCCGACCCGCGAACTCGCCATGGCGGAAGCTGAGCGGCTGGCGAAGCTGCATCCCGGCCGCAAGTTCATCGTCATGAAGATGGAAGGCAAGTTCGGTGTGCCGGCTGAGCCGGGCATCGAAGACACGACCGAAAAGCTCGCTGAGGAAACCACGGCGTGAGTCCTGACCTCAGCAAGTTCCTTGCTGATTGGCATGACTGGGCGACCAGTGGAGCTATCCCCGGTAAGCCGTCCGAAGGTGGATTCTGCCGCTCTTTTGGGTTGTGTTATCACGCTGAAAAACGATCAACCAAGCTCTACTATGAGCTACGTGATCTCCTGTCAGACCAGTTCGGGCAAGAGTGCGATACCCCGTTCAACTACGAGATCGACTACTGGCAGGAAGGTGACGACGGGTTGATGCACGAAAACCCGAAGCGCCTCGCATGGGTGCGGCAGAAGCTGATGGAGGAACTGTGAACATCTTCGACTGGTTTGGTGAGATCGTCCGCACGACGCGGGGACACATTTTCGCAACCTACGTTCTCGGCATGTTCGTCGGCGTCGCCGCCTGTATGCTCGATCAAATCTGGTAAGGAAGTATCAATGCTGCATCCGCTTGAAATCTCGGCGATCTACGACAAGCTGAACCGGGCTCAAATCTCGACGATCACCGGATTGGATGAGGACTATTGCATACTCGGCTGTGCCGAAGCCTGTGCGATCCGGCTGACCAAGGCTAACGGACGCCGCCCGGCTCTGGTCAAGATGCGCCAAGGCGAGCGGTATAAGGAGTTCGCTCTCAACGCCGAAGGAATGGCAATCCGGACCTACGCGGAGTCCTTGTCATGACTGATCCCGTCGAAGGCGATCTGCGCGTCTGGTGGTGCCCTCAGGTGCCTATGAAGTCGTTTCACGTCCCGGTGGAGAGCCCCGAGGAAGCGATCAAGATGATCGACGCTCTGGCTCGCTACGACCTGTTCCAATACAACAACAACATCAAGCCCGACTACGCCAACGCCGGCGGCCTCGAAGTCTTCGAAGACGGTGAGTGGGTGGAATGGTATGACCCGGAGACCGGGGAAGACATCGACGAATGGAGAGCCGAAGCATGATTCCTACCAGCATGGTCCCGTATCGTATCCATAAGCACAAGCTTTTTGATACGACCACCATCAACTTGCCTCTCGGCACTCAAGTCATGCACGTCGGGCTTGACCCGAACGGCACAAAATGCCTGTGGGCTCTGGAGCCACAGCATGGCAAGGACATCGAAGAACGGACATTCGAAATCCGCGCCACCGGTGAAGAGGTTACGAATATGCACCACTACCACGGGACGATCCTCGACGATCCCTTCGTCTGGCACATCTTCGAATACAACCCAACCGGACGGATGATCTGGTAATGTCGGACACCCTCATTTCGATCGGTTACGCTCTCCTTGCATCCTGTCTCATCTGGAGCTTGGGACTGACCTACGTCGCATGGCGGCGTGACCGCGACGAACAGCGTTACAAGGATAACTGACTTGCACGACATTCGCATGATCCGGGCAGACCCGGCCGAGTTTGATCGCCAGATGGCGCGACGAGGGCTTGATCCTGTCGCGTCCGAAATCCTGTCGCTGGACGAATACGTTCGACATCACAAGGCACGCGCACAAGAACTCCTCGCCGATCGGAACCGGATCACCAAGGAAATCGGGATGGGCATGGTGCATTCGGCATGGACGGAAATCGCCAAGGCGAAAGTGCGGGAACTCAACGAGAAGATCAAGCGCGAAGAAGAACACATAGCGATCTACGAAGGGGACCTCAACCAGCTTCTGTGCGAGCTTCCCAACATTCTCGACAAGTTCGTCCCGGTGGACAATCAGGCGACCCTTTACGAGCCCACGATTCCGCTCTTCGAACCCAAGGATCACGCCACACTAGGCGCAAAGATCGGCTTCGAACCGGAGACTGGTGCGGCGCTGGCCGGATCGCGGTTCCCCTTCCTGCGTGGTGACATGGCCCGGCTGCACCGAGCCGTGGGGCAGTTCATGCTTGATACCCATATCAGCGTGGGCGGCTTCATCGAATGCATCCCACCTGTGATCGTCAATGAGGACGCCATGTTTGGCACGGACAAGCTTCCCAAGTTCTCTGAGGACAGCTTCAAGGTGCCGGGCGGTTGGCTGATTCCGACTGGTGAGGTGCCGTTGGTGGCGAGCGTCGCCGACCGCATCCTCAATGGTGAAGAGCTTCCGATCCGAATGGTGGCACTGACCCAGTGCTTCCGTTCGGAAGTAGGATCGCTGGGCCGGGATGCGACTGGGTTACTGCGTCAACACCAGTTCGAGAAGGTCGAACTGGTCAGCATCACGCGCCCCGAAGATAGCGCCGCTGAGCATGACTTCCTTCGCGGTTCGGCGATCTCGATCTTGGACAAGCTCGAACTACCGTATCGGCTGGTCCTTCTGAGTGAAGAAGAGACTGGTTTTGGTGCTGCTATCACCTATGATCTGGAGGTATGGTTCCCCGGTATGAAGCGGTGGGTTGAAGTGGCTTCGTGTTCGAATTGTGGCGACTTTCAAGCGCGGCGTATGAACACGCGCTACAAGGAACATCACAAGGACAAGGCGAAGTTCGTTTACACCCTCAACGCGTCTGGACTGGCCGTCGGCCGCACCGTCGCAGCCATCATCGAGAACTACCAGCACGATGATGGGTGCATCACGATCCCGCCGCCGCTTCGCCGATATTTCGACGATGCGCGCATCATCATACCCAACTGATAAGGACCTATCATGCACCCCCGCCAAATCGACGCTCTGCTGATCCGACTCACGATGACGAAGCACCACTACGTCTCGCGCAAGGGCTTCAAGGGCATGGAAACCTATTCGGTCAACCCCGACGGTGCCGAAGCCGCTGCGCTCATCAAGGACCTGCTTACCGACCGCGAGCGTCTGGTCAACCGCATGAAGGAGTCCGAGGCGGATCGCGATGAATGGCGGACGACGGCCCGCGTCCGGGCCGGCGAGATCGCGCTGTTCCATATCGCTTTCGAGGAAGCCACACGGGCCTTGAAGATGGCGCACTACGCCATCGATGCGACCGACGAGATTCTGGCGGAGGCTGGGACCACCCGCGAGGAATTGCTGGAAGAGGCGCGGGCTATGCTGACCTTTTCCCGCTCGCCCTACATGAACGTCGTCTTGGACGAGCGCGCCGTCGAGCAATGATCTGGAAGGAACCGATATGGCACGCGAATCCGACACCCTCGATTACCACATCGAATATCTCAAGCTGACCGAAGACGAGAAGCACTATCACCTCCTCGACGAGGCCAGCAAGGGCGAGGCTACCATCATTCGCCTCAGGATGTGGGAAAACGGTAGCATGACGCAACTCGAACTCAAGCCCGAGGCGCTGGGACCGCACTGGGACATCCTCTACGTCGAGAAGATCATCGCGCTGATGCGGGCTGCCTACGTGCAGGGCCGGGCCCACGCCCGCGCCGATCTCAGACAAGCGCTGGGCGTCGTCGGTGGTGGCGGGTTCTCCGGCTCGGTCTATCTGCGGTAGCCCCATGATCTGGGAATATGAAGATGATCTAGCGGACATCGAAGAGACGCCGCTTACGCCGCTCCTCGCTGAACTCACCTACAAGCCGGGCTGGCGGTTCGAAACCTTCGAACGTTGGGGACGCATCTATCTGCTGATCCGGATCGAAGCGATCGACGCGGACTGCCCGAGACAGACCATCGACCTGCGTTTTGAATACTCGCTGAGCAAAGAACACGCCGGGATCATGGAATCAAAACGCTGGGTGATCTGGCTTCGAGAACGGATCATCGAATGCGAACGCCACGAGGTGGATGAGTTCTTCCAGTTAAACGGAATCAAGGTCTTCGACCCACACTGATAGGAGACTTTATGTCGCGCCACATTAACCTTAACCCCCACCCACCTGAGGCCATCGAGATCACCGGGCGTAGGGGCTTGTTCCTCGAAGCGAGGGTAGGTGGGAAGACGATCACCGCTGCACGTCAAGCGGCTGGATCGTTCGCTTTCTACATCGACGGCGAGCCCGAGGAAGCTTCCAAGACATGGAATGGGGCTGTGTCTCGGCTCATGGGGTATCTGTCAGAATAACTGTTGACGAGTAGGAAGAATCGTCCTATCCGATTCTCACAACAACAGGAGATAGACAGACATGCTCGCAATCAAGATCAGCCTCACCATCACAATCATCGCGGCCTTCATCGCCTTCATGATGATTCTCCCTGATCGGAAGAACAAGTATTCGTCGCGCTACGAATGGTATCCCATCACGGGCGGATTGGCAGTCATCGTCGCGCTGGTCGGCGCTGTGACGACCGCTATCCTGACGATCTGGCAGGTGCTTCCGTCGTGATCATCCCCGACGACCTGAGCGACGCAGCGATCCTCAAGGCCATAAAGGTGATCGGATGTGGTTGGACCGTGGCGAACGTTCGCTCTCCTTGCCGCGATGACTCCTACCACAAGGCGATCATCAACGTAGCCATCTTCTGCCAGAAGGTGGACGCAGCAGCCAAGCTGGCCGATGCTGAAATTGCCGTGGAAGGACTTGAACGACATCCGGGGACTTCGGATGCGACCGCTCGCCGGGCACTGGCTGGGATCATGGTTGACGGGCAGGAACGGAGCTTGGGAGAGGGTATCATCACCACCTCAAGTGGCTGGCTCGATGTCAACGAACTGGTAGCAGCATTGAAAGCCAAGGGGATACTGGATGCCTGATCGTGGGCCCAGCTTCGAATGCGACACCGGCTATGGTGATGGACTCCCGGAGCGCTATCTGGTCCCGATGGATGTCATCGCGAAATGGATCGCTGACGTGAACACCGGCCGCTGGACGTGGACGCGAAACACCCGGTGCAAGTATGTCACCTTGTTTATTGACACCCGCGCCGGCGCTTACAGCGTCAAGGACCGTGACGGCAACCGGATCGACGGCGACACCTTGCTCTTCCAGAACGGACAAAGCGATGCTGCATGAATATATCGATCCACTGATGAACCACCCGGCCTTCTTCCCGGTGTATCTGGCGATCGGCCTGACGATGGGACTTACCATCCTCAAGGTCTGGGGACCGGGTGAAGGACCTGCTGGGACGCTGATGATGATCACTGTCATGTGGGGCCCTTGCCTTCTGGTCCTCGGTCCTATCATGGTGGTGTGGTTCGTCTTCGCCGGAATCTGCGCGCTGTGCGGGCTCGAACCGGATGGAGGAGATAGTCATGGCTGCTGAGCGTTTACCTATCACCGACGGGCCGTGGCGTGTCGAGGCTGACATGCGGTCCGAGTCTGGTAACCACTGGCTGCATGGTCGAGAACCAGAAGAATACCTCGCCGGGTGGAACATCCACAACGGCAAGGAAGAGATTGTCGGCTGCGAGGGAATCATCCCCGGCCCTAATGCGGAAGGCGATGCGCGCCTCATGGCGGCTTCTCGTGAGCTTCTGGACGCACTGGTGGGCCTTCTGCGCCGCGACGAGGGCAACACCTGCCAGCACGAAGACACGCACCGTGGCGGCGTCCTCTGGGAGATTTGCAACCAATGCGGCGCTATGTGGGCTGACGATGAAGGCGGGAAGCCTGAGTGGCAGGTCCCGCCTG